TTGTATCATTTCTCTGTTTTGTATCATTTCTCTGTTTTGTATCATTTCTCTGTTTTGTATCATTTCTCTGTTTTGTATCATTTCTCTGTTTTGTATCATTTCTCTGTTTTGTATCATTTAAGAAATCCCGAATATATAAATCTGTCTCTAAATTCGCTCTTAATTTATCGGCCAAAATATCTAAACCTTGAGGGTTTAATAAACTTAATTTTTGGATTACAGGATCAATCATTTTAAGTATTTCATTTGATTTATTTGATTCTTGAACTTTTTTTCCAATATTTATAAAAAAATCTTTGTTACTCAAATTATTAATACCCGCTTTAATACCCGCTTTAATATTTTTTCGATTTGTTCTTTTTTTCCTTTCCCCTCTATTTGATTTCTTATGAAATTTATTACGGGGCATATATAATATATTATATATTATATAAAATAATTTTAATGAATTATAACTTTTATATACTATTAATAGTTTCAATAATTATTGGTTCACCGATTATTTTCTTAAAAAATGATTTATTAAAAAGTTTAACGATTACTGAAGAAATAATAATAGTTTCACTCGGTATTTTAGCGATTGTATCATTTATTTACTTTGGTTATGAAAAGAATTCATTAAAAAATCTTATTAGTGTGGGTGAAAAGAATAAATATAAATTATGTTTATATATCGGTTTAATAACAATTACTCTGTTAATAGGTAATTATATAGTGAAAACCGAAGGAAAAGTTATTAGATATAAAAGTTTTCAAAGGGCGTTGAGTTTAATATTAATGTTAATAATTGGTCATTATGTATTCGGTGAAAAAATAACAATGAATACTTGTTGGGGTATAGGTATTATAATTTTAGGTCTTTATGTCTTGGACAGATAATATAAATTTGATATATAAATTTTTAATGAATGATAAACTAAATGGAGTATTCATTAAAAAGAGACGAAACTATACTTTTATATTTAAAAGTATTTATACCAATACCTGAATTACGTAATAAAATTATCAAAATAAAAAATGAAGATGAAAAGATAGACGCATTAAAATATCATAGTGATAGATGGGAAAATATAGTTGGTGAATATTATTATACAAGAGATAATCATACTGGTAAATTTTCTTATATATTTGATAATATTAATTATGTGATAAAACCCGATCATAGAAGACAATTCTATAATTTAACAGGTGTCTCTTATCAAATAGTAGAATTAATACACGAATTAATACGTATATTACATGAAGATTCTTGGGATTTTGAGATAGATGAAAAAAAAGATTGGTTAAGATATGATGATTCATTGTACAGTGAACTATCAAAAAAGATAATGAATGAAATGCGTAAAATATTATAAAATAAATTTATTTAAGAAGATTTTATTTATTAATATCTAAGATAAAATTTAGTATGAATAGTTTAAACGACCCAGAAAGATATTGGTTTATAAATCTGAGTGATACCGATAAAAAATATATCACTGATCATCCAGATCCATCACATATGATTTATTATTTACAGAGGGGTATGAAATTTGAACACGCACTACGATTAGGATATATAGATAGTGTAAAAGAAGATATAGAAATAAATAAGAATTTAGTGAAAGCAAAAGAAAATGTAAAATCTAATTTATTATTATAATATATAATGAATCATTGGGCGATTAATATTCCAGTTTTAAATGTTCAAAAAATAAATCACAGTAAGATGAATCATAGTAAGATGGATCACAGTAAGATGGATCACAGTAAGATGGATCATAGTAAGATGGATCATAGTAAGATGGTTCATTCTTCTCCTATGGGTAGTAATCCTTGTACTGATATGTTATCTGATATAGATTATTTAGTTCATATGATTCCGCATCACCAAGTAGCAATAGATATGAGTAATATGTTAATTCCGAATACAAAAAATCCCCAAATGCTTCATTTATGTAGAGATATTATAAGAAAACAAGGTTATGAAATATGGGAAATGGAGCAAATGAAAAGAAGATTAAGTAGTACTATCTTTGATAATTTACCAAATAATGTTGAAAATTTTCAAACAAAAATGGATCTTCATGCACCGAAGATGTCAAGAGCAAAAGATGGTAATTGTAATCCATTATTTTTTAAACCAAATGATCATATGCAGCATATGGTAGGAATGAATGTCACAGATAAATCTTATTTAGAACATATGATACCGCATCATCAAGTAGCAATAGATATGAGTCGTAGATTATTATTACATACAAATCATCCTTATTTAATGGACTTTTGTAGAAAATTAATCATTGATCAGCAGGGAGAAATATTTCATATGAATAGTCTTTTAAAAAATTCTTATAATTACAGTAGCGAATTGTTATCTTAATTGAGGAAAGTTAATTTTCTCTAAATTTTTAGTATTATTATCATTTCCTACGATTACTTTTTTCCAAGTTGATAATTTTATCTCTTTCTTTTTTATTAAAGGTTCTGATAATTCTTTCAATTTATCAAAGCTATCAGTTCTTACAATAAGGTTTCCGCTTTCAAGATATCTATTCATTTAGATTTATATTTAATTCAGGAATTAATATTTTATAAAATTTATTATATAATATGAAAACTTATGAATGGTTCAAAGTCGTTTTATATTTATTTTTGTGGATATTTACTTGGACATTGGTATATAAACTAGTTGATAAATATGAATTAAGCGATGATACAATTATTAAGATATGTATAGGAGGTTTATTCTTTATTTTTGTATGTATACAAATGAATAAAGATATTAATATCAGTTAAATATTAGTTTTTTAAAATTTGATTTTATAGTATTTGTTAATAAATTAAATAAATACAGAGTTTAAAATGTCTTTCTTTGTTGATGAACCGCATCCGAATTCCGAAACAACCAAGATGAGTTTAAGTGAAATTTTAAACAGAATGTCAGGAGATGACCCTGAATTAAGAGTCCCCGATTATCAAAGAGAATATGTATGGTCAAAGAAACAACAAGAAGGTTATTTAGAATCATTAAGTAAAAATATGCCTTTATTTGGTCCTGTTGTTAATATTGATACAAGAACTGGTATTCAATGGATTATGGATGGTCAAAATCGTATTGAGACAATACGCCGATTTCTCAGTGGAGAACTAAAATACAAAGGTATAAGTTTTGATGAATTACCCGATAATGAAAAGAGAAGAATTAAAAATATGAAAATGTCTTATACGGAAACAAGAGATTGGTCAAGAGAACAATGTCAAGATTTCTTTATGCGTATTCAAGGCGGTGAAAAACTAAAAGATGGTGAATTAATTCATGCTAGAACAGACAATGAATTAACAAAAAGCATTCAGCATATATTAACTTATTTTAAAGACTTTCTTGAAAATAAGGCTAGTAATGGTGGTTTAGGTTTTACACAAAAATATATGTATCGTTATGGTCATTATGAAATCATAGGAACACTTATTCATATGGTTAGAACAAATGAATACCCACTTAGACCCGGCAAAACAGCATTAAAAGAGTGTGTATTATGGGATGATGAAAACACACCGACTCGCTCTCAAAGGGAAACAGCAACCGCTGAAACAAAAGAATTACTACATAAATATTCTCAGATAGCAGACAATGTAGCAAGACTTAAACAAGGGGTTAAAAAAGAAGAACATTTAAGATTAATGTATTTCATCTATAAAAGTGGCATATGGAAAGAAGCGATGAATGAAACGATTTATAATCGTATTGATACACTACTAAACAGAGTATTAAATAAGGATAACCCTGAATATGACCAAATTACTTTATTTGGTACCGGTGGTGTAGAGCAGATATATGAACTATATTCCAGTATATATTAAACATTTTCCACAATTATTATCTTAATTATTATCTTAATTATTTTTTTATAAATTTGATTTAAATAATTATGATTATTAATTAATAATAGTATGAACATTGATATAAAATTACTACCTCATCCACTTTTAAAATGGGTCGGAGGAAAACAGAAACATATACAACATATCATTAATAAATTTCCAAATGAAATGAATAATTATCATGAACCCTTTATTGGTGGAGGTAGTGTATTACTATCATTGTTATGGTGTCAAAAAAATTCAAAAATAAAAATTAATGGTTCTATACATGCATATGATTTTAATCTCCCTCTAATTTCTATGTATATTAATGTTAAAAATTCACCAAAAGAAGTTTATAAAGAATTATCAAAAATAATTACAGAATATCACACTTTATCTGAAGAAAAAGGAAATAAAAAACCTAAAACAAAAGAAGAAGGATTATCATGTAAAGAATCATATTATTATTGGATAAGAAAACAATACAATGAATTAGTAGATAAAACTACTTTGTTAGCAAGTGCGTATTTTATCTTTATGAATAAAACAGGATTCAGGGGTATGTATAGAGAAGGCCCGAATGGAATGAATATACCTTGTGGACATTATTATACTATTAATTTATCTGAATATGATATTTTAAACTTTTCTGAATGGATTCAAAAGGTAGAATTTAAACATTTAGATTTTAGTGAATCATTACAAAATGTATCTTCTGATGATTTTGTTTATTTAGATCCCCCTTATGCTCCAGAAGATGAAAAATCCTTTGTAGGATATAATAAAGAAGGATTTGATTTAAATCAACATAAAAAATTATTTACTATGTGTAATAAATTATCATTAGGTTCTAAATTTATGATGAGTAATGCGAATGTTCCTTTAATAAGAGAACACTTAAAAGAAGAAGATTATACATATCATGTAATTTCATGTAGAAGGGCCATCAATTCTAAAAATCCTGGGGCTAAAACAGAAGAAGTTGTTATTATAAATTATGATTAATTCTTAATTGTTTAAAAGAAATCATTTCAAATTGATTCTCTTTTAAATATGGAATCATATATTCTAATAACTTATTATTTGAATAATCACCTTCATTAAATGCTTTTAAGAACATTAATCCATTTTTTTCAAATTGCTGATCTGCCACCAAAACTATCATTTTAATTCCATTAAACCCAATATATTTTCTAAATATAGAATCTAATTTTTCTGGACCCGTACCCTGATTACCTCTTTTACCACTACAATTAAAATATCTTAGTGTTTTAACTTCTCCAACTTTATTTTCTTTTGATAAATCGGGTAAAATATATTTTTGGTCAAATAACCAGTTACATTCTACCCTTTGATTTATTTCGCAATTACCATAAACCTGACAAACAGCCCATTCACCTAATTTCCCTGGATTCTTTTTACAATTTTTACCGATATATTTTGAACATTTATCAAAAAATTCATCCTCTTCTTGTTTACTTTCTGGTTTCCAATCACCAGAACACCAATCATATATTTTTAATTTTATATCTGAATGATTTTCTTCACTCATTTATTTGCTTTACCATCTAAAAATTACTTTAAATCAAATTTAAAAGTTTATTGCGGACATCAATCATAATATATCTTATAGTAATTCTTTCATCAATTACCTGTTTACATAATGTAATAAACCATACCCAACCGATTATATATATTCCTAATAGAGATACTAATGGAGTATATATTAAATGAGTATTTTTTATTAAGAAATAAGTAAAACAATAAATTCTTATATATCCATAAAAGATAGTCTGTATCACATTTGAACACAGTATAAGATTCATATTTGGGCTCGTCTTTTTTAGATGATATGTCATAAAGAGAGGTATATTCGATAACTCAGCCAAAGTATAAAGATAAATTAATACTTCTTCATAATAATTTATATAAAACCAAAATAATAAGAATAATGCTACAGTATGATGATAAACAATCGGATAATCTATTTTATTACGATTTAATAATAACTTTGTGTCATAATAGAAATACGTTGAAGAGATAAAAAATATTAAATTTTTGATGATTACATTTGGTGAATATAGATAAATACTAGATAAACAAGATATTATTATACTATGAGATAATTTAATTAAGTTATTTTTTATCTTTATACTTTCTTCTATAATTTATATGAATATATAATATTGTTTTAAATATTTAAAATAGAGGAGAACCAGAGAGTGACGGTGATGAGTTCATATAAAAAAATAATACATATTTAATACAGATTTAATAACTAATCATACTGCATGTTCCAGTATTGGGACTCATCCATATAATCCCTTGTATATACAAACTTACAATCAAACTCATCATAATCGTAGTCAAAGAAAATACAAGGTTTACCTATATTGGCGCAAGTTCGGCTACAAGGGAACGCGCTAAAGTAGTCATAATCACGTTTCTTACCCGTTTTCAACTCATCTACATGAGCCCAAATTTTCTCCCACTGAATCTCCGGCTCTAGCCAGTGCAAGGGTGGACAATACTTCGTATATATCGGGATTTTCAGTGTGATATATCTTTGTGGTAACCATGGGTCACTAGGTGTCACAGATGACATGTCTATTTCTTCAATTATATTGTAGTCGCCGTGCCTATGAATCATAATAGAATAGTCTAATATACTCTCTCCACCGAGTTTTTCATCTGTAATCTCATTAAACTTATCGGTAGAAGAATAAATCTTCTCATCACGAACCTGTTTCTTAGACTTAGGCTTCACTGGATACCTCTCTATGGACTTACGCTTCTTCTTTGCTTCTTGAAAATTCATCGGATAAAGCTTTCGCAGGCGCTTTACCCACTTCTTACCCTCTACTTCTTCATAATATTTCGGTTTCTGGCAAGATCTACTGTTCACCACGATAACACTCGTTCCCGAAGGAGAATCATCCTTTTCTTCTTTTAGTCGCAAGATATCATCTTCAAACTCAAAGGTCTTCTCCAATGGGACTCCGTTGATTGTGACGTCCGACCAAGAAACTCTCGGAGAGTAAAGCCCCCCCGACTTCTCCCCTAGATCTCTCCAATGGGCGGGTGCAGGATACTTCACTCCTTCTGGGGTCTCCATCTCCACCATGCGGAAATTATCTCCGTCATAGAACGATTCCATGCCTGGCCTTGTTCCCGACCTGAGAAAGCGTAAACTCTCGTGTGAAAGTTATTGAAGTCTATGAAGAGTTGTTATCCGTTATATTGTTTGTTTAACTGAACAAACAGAAAATCAAATTTTTGTCTTTTTTAATGTTTTAAGAACTATTAATCTTCATAAAAAAATAATATGGTATTAATTTAAATAGTAATCTAACACATGTCTAGGGATTCATAATAATATATCGCATCCGTTTTGTCTATCTTAAACTTACCTTCTTTTCTTGGATGTTTCAGGCGCGTCCGCATAGCCCAGGTAAGAATGAAGGGACAAGGTTTTCCATCAACATTAATCATGTCACCTATGTAACCTAATCCATTCTCGGCATCATATATATGCCCATGATTATATAAATACTCTGACTGGAATGTTCCTACTTTATCCCAAAAGATCTTCCACCCATATACTTCCGCAAATATGCCCCGCTTTTCATCAAACTCCGAATCGTGATCTTCTCTAACTGGATGTCCAAATGGTTCGAGTTCAGGTACCACACACTGCGTGAGTGGTAAGGTCATGACAATGTCGGTTAGACGCTTGTAATCCACTGGGAAAATGGGTGCGGACATATCTATTCAGTGAACTCAACCGAACAAATATTATTCGTAACTTTTTGTATTAATTGGTTACAGAAATATTAAATCAAATTTTATTCTTTTTTATGTTTTAAGAACAATTAATCTTCATAAAAAATTTTTTGTCTTTTTTTATTTTTCAGTTTTTGTTTTGTTTTTTTTTATTTTGGCAAACAGTATGCGCTATGGGAAGCTTGTCTAACGAGCTTCGGGGTTATTTTACACTCCCCTGTTTGGAAGTTCCCACTTTTCAGTTGCGCCTGAATCTGGAGCCGTAGGAGTTCTTGCTTTGCCTCATCTAGTTTGAGGCGTTTTTCTTCGGAAGTGAGTGGTTTTGGTGGTGGAGGGAATGTGAGTGGCGGGAGTCCCACAATATACCTGAAAAGGACGTAGGAGGATTTGATGCTGTTGATAGAACCGGGTGTCGATCTCAAACGGAGAGACGAGCAGTTATTGAAGTGATAATTCTTCCCTGCTTCGAGCGTCTCTATTATCTCTTCTATGATGATGTCCATCGCGTTGACTTTGAACTTGTCGTTGATGTGAGCGATAATCGGCCATATTGGCTTTTTGCCGATCGACGCCTCTACTATTTTTGCAACTTCACAGAGAGGCCTTTTCCCGCGCTCAAGGAAATCGGTGTTTTCCCTGAGGTCCTTGTCCGTTTCGGTGCGTGTAAATGTGGTGGCGTTGAATGAGATGGTTTGGTTCTTGGTGAAATCTTCATCCGTCATCTTCCAGAAGAGATGGAGGTGGTTGAGTTCCTCCGTGTCGCAGTGATAACCCGCATTCAAATTGCCTTCTTGACGCCCATTCTCCTTTGCGAGAGAGAGAGACTTGTCGAGATCCAACTCTTCTAACAACCTATCTGTCGCCTGAATACCTCGGCGTGTCATCGAGCTCCAAGAATCCAGGTCTGTTGCCGACCATGCCTCTGCCGTAGTTGAACCCCAAGGCATCCTGACCGCTGACCGCTGACCGCTGACCGCTGACCGCTGACCGCTGACCGATAAAGTTGCGTATGCGAAATTGACCGAGTATCAGTCAAAGCGATTGTGTAATCTAATATGATTAGATTTTATCATAAATCAAATTTATGAACAAATAAGAAAAAAAATATGAAAGGAAAAATTTATAATGATCATTTAATTATTCTTCTACGAAGTCTAACCATGTTTCTTCATATGTATAACCTTGGCAAACTAGATTATAACTATGATCCTCAAGATGTTCAGCATAATAATCAAATAAATCTATTCCTAAATTATTAATGAATTCTATACGTTCCATATCTTCAAGAGATTCATAATATTCATTACACCGTATAATTCTTAGTTTTAATATAAATTTGTAATCACCGTAAATTTTTATTTGATTAAGAAGAATATCTCTTGGTTTTAGTTGATTATATAAACCGTGATAAAGAATCACTTTACACCTTTTAGATTCATTCTTTATGAACCATTCATTCCCTTTACCGAGTGGTATTCTATATTGTAATGGATTTTCTGGTCTTAATAAATTATCGTTTATTTCTATGGTATGCCCACATAAATGATTAGAAAGAATATTTTTATGAAAATTTATCTGTAAATTCATATCATACTTTATACTATTCGTTATAATTTGATAGAGAGAAATAATTAATTCTTTGGGTAATTCAAATCGTTTCCCTAATTGGAAAAATACTTTCTTCATCTCTTGTTCTCTTGACAATAGAGATATTCCTTCCATAGTTATTAATTAAACTCGTTATATTTAATATAATCAAATTTTACATTATAAAGGATAACTAAATTCGAATTTTCCTCCTTCTCTGAGACGCTTGCTTGTATAATTTTCTTTGTAAGAACCACACAATGGATCAAATACTTTATTAAATTCAAATATATCATTTTTAACACTGATTGGTATTAAATATTCATTCCATTCAGTATTAGTTTTAGGCATAAAATTTTCCGAAAAATAATATGAATTTCTATATTGTATTAAATAGTGAATATGTTTTTCTACCATGCATATTTCTTGGTCATTTACGCAAGTTTCGCATTGACAACCCATAATCCATTTTTTATTTTCAGGTAATATATTAAATGGTAAATGTAAGAAATGAATATTTTTTTGTCTAGCTTCCCATAGAGTCTTTTCTATATAATTTTTTCTTTTATGCCAAGAAGGTATTTTAGCTGTTAAAGGTATATAATCTTTCCAGAATCCTTTCCAAGTCATTATATAAATACGCTTTTGTATATCCTTTGGTAGAATACTAATACATTCTGTAAGAGTAAGATTATTCATAATTTGAGAATTATTCATAATAAATTTGATATATATTTTCATTTTTAATTTTAAATATTTATATAATATGTCTCTTTATTTGAAGACGATTAATGATAATAAATATTATGATATGGTTGGTCGCAGATACAGAAGAGATTATGATATACTACAAGAGATGAAATTATTTGAGTTAAGAATTAAAATAAATGAACTAATAGAGATAGAAAAAAATTTAACATTATTAGAAGAGATAGAAAACAAAAAAAACCCAATTTATAATGATTTTATAGAAGCTTTAAGATTAAAACGGAAATTAAAGTATGGTTATTAAAATAATATTAAATTTTAACAACTTTTTGATGAATAGTTAGTGGATTATTTTTTTTTAGTTTTTCTTGGCATATTTTTTTATTATTAAAAGAGCAATTATGATTATGTGGATTTTGGTGAACTATACAAAATTTATGATTACATTTACAAGTGAAATTTATCATTTTTAATTTTTTATTACAATAATGACATCTTTCTTTCGTTTTAGATTCTTTGTTATTCATATTATTCATTGATTGATGATATAATATATATTTATATAAAATCAAATTTTAATTTGTAATAAATCTAGGAGCGATACTCATTGCCATTAATTCTTGTAAGAATAGTTTACAAGCGTAAGGTATAAATATTTTAGTAAAATCTCCATAATTATTACACTTTTTACATTCATAAATAGTATCTTTATGATTACCTGTACAAATCATTTTACATTCATTACATATAATAACACTATATTTATCTGAAACATCCATTAATCTTTCTTTTAGGAAGTATGAAGCACCATGAGCAATCATACAATCGCGTTCCATTTCTCCAAATCTTAATCCCCCGTGTGATAATCTCCCTTCAGCCGGTTGTCTTGTCATAGATACAATTGGACCACTACTTCTACTATGAATTTTATCGGCAGACATATGTTTTAATCGTTGATAATATGTAGGACCAATATAAATTGATGTTTTTAATTGGCCCCCATTAAAACCGTCATAAAGAATTTCATTGCCCATACCTTCATAACCAGATTTTTCAAGTGTATTAATTATATCATTAACATCTGTATTATTAAATCCAGTTCCATCACCACAATAACCTAATTGAGAACAAGTTTTACCTAAAATACATTCTAAAAGTTGAGCGATAGTCATGCGACTCGGTACAGCGTGAGGATTCATAATAATATCTGGAACAATACCGTCTTTTGTTCTTGGCATATCTTCTTGTCTATAAACCATTCCAACTGTTCCTTTTTGTCCGTGTCTGCTTGAAAATTTATCACCAATTTGAGGAATTTTAGATTTTCTTATTCTTGTATTACAAAATCTGAAACCATCATTGTTAATTCCAATTAAATTATCATCAATAAAACCATTTTCATTTGATCTTGGTGCTGTACTATTATCTCTATATCCATAATCCTTATACTTTTGCATTAAGGGCGTTGTTTTTCCGATAATAATGTCATCAGATGATACATATGTATTTTTATCGACTAAACCATTTTCATTTAATTTATCGTAATTACATGGTTTAGGATGTAATAATTTATTCATGTCTGGTTTACAGAAATTATCTTCTAAACCTGATAATTGATCTTTCTTTTCTTCGTCTTTATAAGTTCTATAAAATGTTGACGAGAATAATCCTCTATCAATAGCAGATTGATTAATAATCACGCTATCTTCTTGATTATATCCACTATATGTAGCAATAGCAACGACTACATTTATACCGGCGGGTAATTCATCTGTATTAAAATATTTCATCATCTTTGTTTTTATAAGCGGTCTTTGAGGATAATATAAAATATGATTAAATGTATCATAACGATTATTAAAATTTGTCATAGGGACTCCTATTGCCTGTTTCCCCATCGCAGATTGATAAGTGTTTCTAGGTGCCTGATTATGATTTAAGAATGGAATACTAGATGATAATACACCTAATATAAATGAAGGATCTAATTCGTAGTGAGTATAATTTTTACTAGTATCATTTATATCAGTGCTAATGAGTGTATTTTCGCTTTCATGAAAATCTATATATTCAACTATATCTAAGTTTAATATATCATTCCATTTCATAATCTCAAACTCTTTAATGTTTGTATTAAAATCAATAATATTGGTTAATAATGGTCTAGTACATCTCCCTCTATCAGTATGAATATAAATGCTATTTTGATATATATCCCAATAAATTGAGGATTGATAATGAATACATTTTTTAGTTCTTAGAGTTTTGAATTGAGTAACGAATATATCTGGTTTTTCAATATAACCAATGATATTTCCATTAATAAATAATTTATTAAATGATTGTTTGTTAAATGTAATAATATCTATATCATCAATATCTGTAATATATTCACTAAGATAATATAAAATGGGTTCAATAGATATCTCATTTGTAATTTCACAAGTAACCGATAAATTTTTAACAACTCCGATACTATGACCTTCAGGTGTTTCTGATGGACAAACATATCCCCACTGTGTATTTTGAAGCTTTCTAGGTCCAATTAATTTACCTGAACTATCTATGGGCGTACTAATACGACGAAGATGAGAAAGAGTGCTCATAGAAGTTAAACGATTTAATACTTGCGATACACCTTGTCTGTTAATTGTATTTTTTAGACCCCAGTTTCCAGTGGCAAGAGCACTTTTTAATATATTTTCAATATAATTAGGTTTAATAATTTTACTAATATTTAATTCATTAATAATTCTGTTATCTTTCATAGATAAGATATCGTCTGTAATGTTTTTATTGATATATAATTTAATATCTTTTGATATTTTATTTAAACCCTGATAAATAAGATTACCCATTAATACTCCAACAACCTCCATCCTTTTATTTTGATAACTATCACGATTACTCCCCTCAATTAAATCTAATGAATATTTTATTAACTTATTTATCATTAATCCTAAGAAATGAAGTTTTTTAATATCCGTATCTAAATGAGGTAATAAATCTTTCTTAATAATATTTTTAGTATAATCTAATTTAATATCATCTGAAAAAGTATTATTTGATAAATTAATATGATTTGATATATATTTGATAGCGTCCATTTCAGTATAGATATTTTCATTTGATAATAGGGAACAGTGCATTATTTTGATGATTACATTATCTATTTCAGAACCATCATTATCAATTATATAATATAATATTTCTTTATCTGTTGTACATCCCAGTGCCCTAAATACCACTGAAATAGGAAGATCTTTTTTAATCCTTGGGAATTTAATATAAATATTATTATTATATAGTTTTCGATTTGTTAATCTAATACTACAAGTTTTTACTACACCGAAAGCTTCAGGCGATAAAGATTTTACTTCTGAGATATATTTATATTTTGTATTGTTATTTGGCGAAGGATATAAATGAATAATATTTGGAACAACTTTTTCTTGTGTAATTACTACCTTTTCATTGCCATTTATAATAAGATAACCACCTGTATCATATTTACACTCGTTAAATATATCTTCTTTATATACACAGTACTTTGACCTAACGACAATCGGAACCTTACATAATATTATATTTTTTAATTCATATATTTCAGAATTTTTATCTATTTTATTATTTATAGATATATCTACTATCACTTGTAGTGAATAAGTATAATTTTTTAATCTAGCAATATTTGGAGTCATTACTCTACTACATCCATTCTTTTCAGTATAAGTGGGTCTTTCAAGCCGAATATTATTAATTGATAATATAATACTATCCAAATCATGTTTTTTAACATTTATTTTTATAGGGAAAATATTTGCTATTATTTCAGGTAAGATATTATCTATTAAATCGTTATAAGAATCAATCTGATGATTAATTAAAACATTGTTTCTATTAAAATATTCGTGAATAATATGATTGATGTGATTTTTATCAATCATAATTAAATAGTATTCAGTAATTAAACTTTAATATAATTTAAAATCAAATTTATTTATGTTTCAATGCTAAATCTTTTAGTGAATCTGGTAAATCATTTGTATCAAAAATATTTTGAACATCAATTTGTACTTCATTGAGTCTCATCTGAATTAATTTACTGAATTCAGGGAAAATATCATATGTTTTATAAAATGATATCCAATCCATATATTTTTCTCTATAAATTTCACTAGATGATATATATTTTTGTTTATCATCGCTTATAAATCTAAACTCTTGAAATATCTTTTGACATTGTATAACAATAATAACTGCTTGTATTAATAGTGGATCTATTTTTAAACCTGTTTCACTACATAATTTTACTGCTACCTTGAAAACACGTGAAGGATTTAATGCCCAAGGTTTTATTAAATGTGAATTATTTTTTAAATAATGATAAATAATGTCGCTATATTTATCTTTATCTTCGGTATCATATTTTAATAAATAACAAAGAACATTCGTCATCATATCATAATCAAAAATATCATCATTATTATCACTATCTTCAAAGATATTTACACTGTCATCTATATGTTTTTGTTTGTGTTTTTCTTTTACTTTCCAACAAAAACCATAATCATAAACGACTAATTTATATTTATTGTCTTCGCATAATCTTACTTTCCAGTTTCCTTTATGTAAATCGCCATGATAAAAATTACATATTTGTTGATTATTTCTTATAAAAGAAGTTAATAATACTGCTATTTTATATTTTTGATAATTATCACATTTTAAATCTTCATAAGCGATGCCTTCTTCATAACTCATTATCATAATGTTGCGACTACATCTGATTAATCTAGGTATAATAATATAATCGTTATCTTTATAATTTTCTTGAAATCTTAATAAATTATTACTTTCATGAATGAAATTACTTTGTTCATCAAAACTATCAATAAAACTATTAATATCAAATGGAAATTCTTTATCTAGCAAATTTTTAATAAATGGTAATCGCCTTATCAGATTATAAAAAATTCTGAAATAATAAATATCATTATGAACATTTGGATGTAGAATCTTCATCACATATTTCTCTCTACTACTATATTTTGTTAATGGTGTATCTTTTAAAAGATACACTTGTCCTATACTACCAGAACCAATGGTATCTAATATTTCATAATTGTCAGTCAAGGATTCATTAAAATCCCCCTGATAAGTTTTTAGAGTATATTTTAAATCATGATTATCACATTTTTCATAAAAATCTTCTAGTTTTTTCAACCAAAGAGGTTTATTATCATCTAAGATATCATTTTCTTCCAAATGCATTATTTCTAATTTAGGGGTTATCCATTGACAAAATTTTATAGCAACCGATCCACAAGATTTTATATTCTGGATAACGCCTTCTAACAATAGTATATTATGAGAATTATTCGCTTGATAACTATGAATATAGTTATAAATACTATAAATTAATCGAGAATATCGATAAAAATAAGTGATAAAATTTATCATTATAGTAATATATTTATTTATTATTCTAGATTAAACTTAAATAAGTTTATTTAAAAATAATATAATTATCCTTAAATTATAATGAGTTTACAAAAGAATATTCGCGATTTAATACATTTTTATGTGAAAACCAATTATGAAGCATATTTAAGTGAAAACGATATTAAAATTATACCTGAATCCGAGATAGATGAAGTCATTAAAAACTTATATGATAATAGAAAATCTCATATTCAAGAATTTATATTAGAATCACTTAAAACACTTTATAAAGATAAAAGCGATGAATATCCAGGGGATAGCACAGTTAAAAATATATTATTGAATATCTTTCAAGACGATGAATTATGTAAAACACGATTGAGTTCAGAAATAAAATTACATCAGCAAAAGATGAGAGGTGAAAAAAGTGATTATAATAAATTGTTTTAATAAAAATAATCTGTGATAAATTGTTTTTTAATAAAAATGTTTAATTTTCATTTTATAAATTTGATTTTAATTTTAAATTATTTTCAATAGTATTAAATAGTATTAAATAAGATGGAATCTAAAATGGAATCTAAAAAAGTGAATGATAATAGTATAGTTGTATTTCTATATGATTTAAATAAAATTAAACTTTTAGAAGATGAATATATCATAAATTATCAATATTATGATGGTGATTATGCTTGGATAATGATTATAAATTCAGAGGTAATAAAAGAGATTGAAGATAAATTAAAAAAGAAGATAATTAATAGTAAATTAACAGATAAAGAAAATAGATTAATAAGATTAACAAGAAAAAGAAATGAAAAACACGCTATAGAATTTGGATATAATACGAATAATTTCAGTATTTTATTAGAAGATTTTCTATCTAATAAACAATTAGATATATTAGAATATATGAAACAGCGAAATTTTATTGATGAAAAACATATATCACTATATCCAGTAAAGGATATAAAGATAATTCCAGAAGAGGATGAATCCTTGTTATTAGATTTAGAGAATACAAATGTAAAATGTTTATTAGGCGATTGTTCAGAAAAATTAAATCTAGTTAGGAATAAATCAATACAAACAGTATGTATAGACCCACCTTATAATATAGGTAAAGATGTTTGGGATAATATTGAAAATTATAATGATTGGTTAACTAGTATTATTATTAAATTAGAGGGAAAATTAAAAGATAATGGTTCTATGTTTATATTTCATAATGATATGGAGGCTATTTCCGAATTAATGTTATCAATTAAACAAAATACTAAATTAAAATTTATTCAAATGATAACATGGAACAAAAGATACGAAGGTTCTAAAAAGAAAGGTTTCTTAGATGGATATGTGATGAAAAAATCTGCTCATAAGTTTGAATTAATGGCTGAATATATATTATTTTATACATTTGATAATACTTATAAATATAAAGAAGCAAGAATAAATAAAAAGGTATGTTCAAAGGATATACAAAAAGAAATACCAAGTAGAACAGGTGGTTTAACGGGTTGGTATGGTAATATAGAAACAGGTTTAAATTACCCGACACGCGAAAGAATGGAGGCAATTACTAAACACACAGGATTAAAATATGAAGATGTAGTTCCAAAATTTTATAATCAAAGGAGTCATCATAGTGTTTGGAATTATGACAGTGCTAAAAAAAATAAAAAATGTTCTCATTTAACTCCTAAACCTATTGATTTATTAGAGAATATAATAAAACATACTACTGATGAAGGAGATATATTATTAGATTGTTTTGCTGGTACGGGTTCTCTAGGAATAGCTTGTTTAAATACAAATAGAAAATGTATTATGATAGAAAAAGAAGAAGAATATTATAATTTTATTAATGATGAAATATTGGCGAACTCGTAAATATTTAAAGGATTTATTATAATTATAATAAAATGAATAATATAATAAATCTCGAATTACATGATAAACATGCTTATAAAAAACCTTTTATTGCACAATGGAAAGATTTAAATCATATTGATATTATTTTTGAAATTTTAGGATCTGTAGAAAAATATAAAAAAGAATTAAATATAAATATTATATTCAAAGAAGAAAATTTAATTATATTTCATAACGGAAAACCAATTGATTCTAATGATGTAGAAAGATTATTGAATCTTGCAACACATAAATTGAACAAGAATAGAAAGGGATTATCTAAACAAGGTGTCGGATGGAGAGCTGTAGCAACTGTTTCGTCTAATATGAATTTTGATAAAGGATATAATTATGATAATTTTTTTCAATATTCTTCAATGCTTAGTAAAATTGATACTGAGATAGAAAATTATGGTAAAAAGGGAGATATTATAACACTCATACATGATAATGATTTTAAAGTATCATTTAGGAATGAAGATTTTTATAATAAAATTTATAATGAATATTTGAAAGATGAAACTGGTGTATTATTTATAATACCATTTAATAATAGTTTAACGAAATATGATGATTATAGTATTGAGCATAAGCTTAAATTATTATTTAATCGTTTAGACTGTCAATTATATTATGAAAATATCAAAAATAACTATAGTAAAAATATTTACGAATTAAAACCTTTTTATTATGTTGATAAAGAAATTTCTGATAATAGATATTTAGAAATAAATTGTGAATTATTTACTTATTATAAAAAGAAGATTATTAAAATGAATATTATTCATTCAAAAAATATTATAGATTCTAATAATGAACTCGATGTATCAAAGGACCATTATTTCTGGATAAACACACATAGAAATATAGATGAAGTTATGTAGAAATATGAATATGATGATTGGAATATTAATATTGAAGATAAAACAAAATTAGAACCTGATAATTATAATTTTAATATAAGAATGATGGGTTTTGATTCTGATAAACATGGGGAAAATGAAGATTTTAAGAAATGGTTTAAATATTATACACCACATAAAATGAAAGGCTCTGGTATAGAAGGTTATGGTGATGGTATTGTTCCATACATAAATAATAATTGTTTAAAATATTCTCCAGATGCTTCTCAAAAGGGTTATTTAAAACAGAGTGATTTTTATCCATCTAAAAGATTACTAATAGGTAATGGCTGGCAAGGAGTTGATTCCGGTACTCATTGGAAAAGAACTATTAATAATAAAAGAATTATATATAAGAAAAATCAGAACTTTTTATGTGAGTATATTGAATGTATAAATACGGACTCTGATAAATCTATTCTAACAATTAATCCTATAAAATCTAAAACAGGTATATGTGACTCTACAAAGGGTTACGCAAAAACTATACCATTTTTTTTATTATGGTTATCCCATAAATATTTATGGGATGTTTCAGAAGAAGAAATTAAATTAACTTTAGAAGAAAAATTAAAAATTTCAGAAGAAAAGGTGGAGGAAGAAAAGAAAAAGGTGGAGGAAGAAAAGAAAAAAGTGGAGGAAGAAAAGAAGAAAGCTGAAGAAGAAAAGAAGAAAGCTGAAGAAGAAAAAAGGAAAAAAGAAAAATCCATGATACATAATAAGAAAATGGAGAAGTTTATGAATATGCAAAATGAATTAATTCAAGAATGTAATGAAGAAAAAGAAGAATTAGAAAAAAGTATTGAAAATGATTATATTCCTATTAATGAAGAATATGATTTAAATAAGGGATATTGTTATTGTATGATTGATCCGACACGTCCTAATTGGAGAAAGATAGGTAAGTCTTCTAAAGAAAAAAATATACTTATTAAGCAATATATACCTAGATATATGCCTGAAGGTGTTAATATTATTCAATGGACGGCATTCACGAATTCAAAATTAGCTGAAGAACATATATTTGAAAAATTAAAAAAATACAGAGTTAATAATACTGAATGGTTTAGATTTGATAATCATGATAATGAATCTATAGATGAACTTGTTAAAAAAGTCTTTAATGAATATGATAAGTTTATTAATCCTTAGCTATTATGAACTTAAGAATAATTGTATATCTGAATCAGATAATCCCTTTTCTTTTAATATAGACAATTGTTTTTCATTTATATGGGTTATATTGTGATGTATCGATATTGATTTATGTTCTAATTTCCATGTATCTTCTATGAAACTATGCTCACCTATAATCAAGTTTCCTCTTCGTGTCATCATAACTATATTTGTTCCATATATTGTATAGCAGTCATCGCATCGTGATGAGATATGGCCCATCTGAATATCAGTCGGTCTAATATCTGTTCTATTATCCCTCTCGGGATCGGCTAGATTTTCTACTTTTAAAGTCTGACCCAGAACCGCACAAATAGTATGACCATCGGAATTAAATATTTTTCTATTATATTTTTCATAATACTTTATAAGATACTGTTTATGTTTATCTAACATATCAATACACAACTTGTAATGAGGAGACTCTTGATCAATGTGTTCATCAATATCAGATATACTTGATATGTATGTAAAATAATCCAGATATGCCGAAGATAATAGGAATGGTGTTGATTTTTCTTTGAGAGGGATGGCGCAAGCTAATTTCTTCTTTTTATCTTTAATTAATCTTTCCTGTTCTCTCGTAATTGCTATGGGGTGTAAACGCTGATCGCGATCCTTTATGACATAATCGTCGGCACCAGGTGTAGAATAAATGCTGAATTTTACCTTACTTTTGATCTTACGTGTTGTACTGTTTTCTTTGAATAATTCCAATGTACAACTACATGGTCCGGGATGATCCTTGGGCAATACACATTTACGTTTCGCTTGATGAGAAACTACATCTTGAAAAGAATTGGATATATATGGTTTTATTTTATCATAGTGCCGCTTTAAAGTAGACTCGTTTGTCGGCGCCACTCTCCCAACATCTCTAAGGCACATCATAGATAAATAGTGTTCTCCAATTTCACTATTTTCAAATTCATTTGCAGTGTTCTGACACTTTTGATATTCTTCACCATATATATTAATTTTCTGAGAAGACACTCCTCCCGACGACATCTTTATCTCTTTGTTTTAATTTAAGTAATCTTTAAAGATTTAAGATTAAATCAAATTTTAACAATAATCTATGATAAATTATTTAATCATAAATTATTTAATCATAAATATTATCTATGATATTATATCTATGAAAGGTTTAGAGAATATTAAAAAAGTTAAATCACCCGTTAAACCAACTGGAGTTTCACCTAATAAAAGAAACAACAAAAGTTATGAAAATTTTTTAAGAGGAAGAGATGAAAAAAAAGAAATATCTAAAGATAAAAAAGTGATAAAAGTTCAGAGAAAAAAGAGTTCACCGAAAAAAGTCGTAAAAGATATCAGAGATATTAATGATATTGAAAGAAAAATGATACAGATGAAAGATAATAGTATAAAAGTCCCTACTCAGAACACTAGTATGAGTAAGACTGCTATGCCGAAACCAATTATACAAAATCCACCTAAAAGAGTAGAAAAAGTAGTAAAACCGAAAGTTGAAACGGTTTATAATGGTCCTCAAATGAATAATTCTAAATCTAGAGTAAGAATTTCTGATATAGATGTAAGGGAAAAAAGACCAGATGAAACTTTAACTGAACATAAAAAATATATACAAAAACCCAAGCGTAGTTTGACTCGTAATACGAGAAGTAATACTAAACAGACTAAACGTCCTATTAATCGTAGTAAGAATAATCATAGTAAGAATAACCATAGTAAGAATAATCGTAAGATAAGTATTCAAAATAAAAAATTAGGTGAAAAGGAAATTCAAAATGTTAGTCAAAAGATGCGACAAATAAGAAGCACTAAAACAGAAGAAATAAAAAAAGAGTTAGAAAAGCAAGGTGTAAAGGTATCCGGTAAAAGTGATAGATTATTAAAGGATATTTATTTATATTCAAAAGTTTGTAATATAAATATTACACATGAAAAATAAACACTATTTAAATTATAATGAATCATAATTTAGATTTATTAAGTATAGGTCATTTTTTACTTTATTTATGTTTAGGTTATTATATTAAACATAGATATATATTTGCATTGGTTCTAGGTATCTTATGGGAAATATTCGAAAAGATAATAGTATCAAATCCATATACTCTTTATCTTTTAAAAGAATATTGGTTTATACCGATTGAATATATAGATGATACTTTTGAGCATAGTATAACTGATATAATAATAAATATGATTGGTTCTAATATTTAGAAACTTATTTTCTAAATTAAGGTATAAAATGCCACCTAGACAAATGTCAACTAACAGAGTGAATCGTTTGGGTCCAATCGATTATTCTCCCTCCGACCCGAGGTCGGACACCCGTGCACCACCAGTAGCAAGCACAACCAGCAGCAGCGGTAGCAGAAGCAGAAGAAGCAGAAGCAGAAGCAGAAGCAGAAGCAGCAGAAGCAGAAGCAGCAGAAGTAGAGGCAGCAGAAGCAGAAGCAGCAGAAGCAGAAGCAGCAGAAGTAGAGGCAGCAGAAGCAGAAGCAGCAGAAGTAGAGGCAGTAGAGACAGTCGTAGCAGAAGTGGTAGCAGCAGAAGTAGAGGCAGCAGAAGCAGAAGCAGCAGAAGTAGAGGCAGCAGAAGCAGAAGCAGCAGAAGTAGAGGCAGCAGAAGCAGAAGCAGCAGAAGTAGAGGCAGTCGTAGCAGTAGAAGTCGTAGTAGAGACAGTCGTAGCAGAAGTGGTAGCAGCCAGATTAGGGCTTCCCTCCCACCCGCCCACCGTCAAAGGCAGGCTTCCACCCCCCCCCGTCAAAGGCGGGCTTCCAGTCCCCCTCGCGTCAGTGGTCGGGCTTCCACCCCCGTAATCAAGGTTTTTTCAGAATCCACCAGAAAGTGGCACGATGCACGAGTGGAGGGGGTCAACGAATACGGCCACGTTAGGTTTAGTTATACTACCTCGGATGGCCGGGATCGCGAGAAAGATTTATCTCCCTTGTCTACTAAATATAAAGTCCGCGAGAAAGATTTATCTCCCTTGTCTACTAAATATAAAGTCGTCGGTGTGAGTAACCCTGAAGCGAAGAGAATAGCGTTGGTGAAGGCGGTGGAGGCGGCGGATTCATCCTGGGTACATGGGTACCAGTATGATGGCGTTACTGATTCTATTAAACGAATTCGGGCTTCCACCCCCCCCCGTCAAAGGCTGGCTTCCCCCTCCTCTCATGATTCTGACAGCGGAAGCGACTTTGAGAGCGTCAATGGTGGCGAAAACCCTGACATGGATTCTCCTCCACTCGTTTACGATGCCGAGCCAGAGCCGGAGCCAGAGCCGGAGCCGGAGCCAGAGCCGGAGCCTGAGCCGGAGCCTGAGCCAGAATGGGAGCCAGGGGCGAAGGAGAAGGCTAAGCGGCTCGCGAGTGTTTACATGAATTTGAGTCGTGAGGAATTGATCATTATCATAGAAAGCAATAGTGCTTATAAAGCTACCCGAGATAAGGTGAATCTGAAGGATTGTTCAAAAGAAGATTTGATTGATATTATTGTATACAATCACAGAATAGATGGGGGCGATATGACTAATTTGATAACAAAAGCGAGAAATGAACAAGGGGGCGACGATATATCAAAGAAGGCGAAAGCAGCCGAACAAGATGATCTCCCTTTAAATGAATATAGATCTTCAGCTGTAAATACTACATCCATTCAGAGTGGTCTAAAAGTTGATGGTGACCCAAGCAAACGAGTTAAAACTAATATAAGGAATTTGAAATCGGATAACCCCGATGATAGACTCCCGCCCGAGGAAGAACCGAACATTCCGCAGGAGACGGAAGAAGAGAAATCATATTATTCATATTTTATGGATTACTGTAATGGTGAATACGAAGAATACAGAGAAGATGTGATTAGTATAAGTGAGAGTGATTTACCCGATAAACCGGACTTAGGGGGGGGGGGGCAAAGGGGGGGGGCAGGTAATATTTTTGGATTATTATCGGGTGATAATAAACTAAGTAAAATATTGGTTCGTTTTAAGCGGGATCATTTACAAGATGGAATACAAGATTGGAAAATATTGACGTTTATATGGTGGATAAGTAAAATAAACGAATTTGCATTTAGATTATTATGGAAATTCTGTGGAAATATAATAATTATATTACGCAATGTATTGGGTGGTGGTCGTTTAGCTCTCAACAATCTCGGCGTTTTTACTAATGAATTAGCGATTCAATATATCATCAAGTTAGGGCAATATAGCGACCTTGAAGTGGGGGGGCAGGTCGCTGCGAAGGCCGCTGCTACAGGAGATGCCACCCATTTATTCCATGATGTATTAAATGCGGCAGCTGATACATTCCATTTTAACGCAGAAGAATATGATATTCTTCCAGTAAATTATTTTCCGATGAAGAAACCGGCCGAGGATGTGGATAAAATGTTGGCGGCTTATAGAGAATACGGGGGCATAAATTTAACCACAATGATAGACAAATTAACAGACGATATTACGAACTCCCTGAAGCCGTTTCAGGAAGAATACGAACGTATTGTAAGTCAACCAACAATGGAGAAAAAGGCAAAGGCTGCCGCGTGGTCGGCTGCTAAATTAGTTTTCAAAGGCCTCGGATATATCGCAAGATGGGTTTTTCCTTATATTAGGGTACTAGTTACTTTTTTTTGTACATATTTTAATAATATATTATTTGCATTAAAACTTTACCTTAATTATGATAATCCTTATATGGCATATCGCGCATTGGCAAATTGTTATATATATTCTGAACGGGAGGAGGATGGTTCTGTGATATTCCACCCATCATATCTGGCGCGTATGCTTAAGGGATACTACAATAGTGAACTGACGACTATAAATATTAAAATGGAAGATATGGATTATTGGGTAAAACGTCCCAGCGTGAACTTGGGGTGGCTTGGGCGGATAGAGTTATTTCTCGGAGGCCGCTACGTGCCTGGAGATCAAGGATGGGGATGTTGTAAGGCGGATGGTTCAAATGCACCACCACGAATTGAAGGGGCCCAGCAGGGATGTAATTCTTCAGATCCATCACAGTCACAGTGCACTGTGATGGGTGGAGGGGGTAAAAAGAAGAAAACCAGAAAGAAAACCAGAAAGAAAACTAGGAAGAAAACCAGAAAGAAAACTAGAAAGAAAACTAGAAAGAAAATTAAGAAGAAAACTAATAAAAGGAGTTATAGATAAATTTAATTATCTATAATATTTTTTATGTGATTTGATTATAAATGAGTGATGAATCGTCAAAACCCGAATTAAAATACGATGATAGTTATGCGAATCAGGTTAATAATATTATAGATACATTAGATTTAGATTCTGAAACTGATAGAGGTATTTTAAAAAGTCGTTTTCTTTCAGAAGTTGTTGAATATGAGCGAAGAAAGTTAAAAACAAAGAAATATTATGATATTTTTAGATTTATAGTGACTACTGGCTCTATTCTTTTACCTGCGATATTATCATTAGGACAAATGGATCCCGCTAAACTACCTAAGAATTTTGATCAGGTTACATATTGGGCTTCATGGACTATTTCCTTAATGGTTACTGCTTCAAACGGTTTTTTACAATTGTTTAGTTTAGATAAAAATTATTTTGAATATGCTCTGACTACTGAACAATTAAAAACAGAGGGATGGCAATACTTTCAACTTTCGGGTAAATATGAAGACGATGAATCTCATCAAGAAGCTTATAAAGCGTTCTCTAAAAGTATTGAGAATATTAAAAGAAAACAAGTTGAGAAAGAATATTCAGGGAAAGGTGATGTAAATAAAAATAAAAAAGAAAAGAAGTTTGATTTTCAAGCAGAACTCATGAAAAATTTACCAGATGAATTAAAGAAACAAATACCTGATAAACCTAAAGTGGATATAGAAACGGGTGTTACAAATAAGATGAATGAAATAGAAGGTTTAATAAATGATAAAATGAATAAATTAGATGTATTAATGGGAATGTTAGAAAACAAGAAGATTGATGGAGATGTAGCATCAACAGTAGGAAATGTTAGAGAAATTTTAACAGGTTCTATAAAAGAACAAGTTAAAGAAGCGGCGTCAGATGTCGTAGATGAAGTGATTTCCAATGTAGATAATAATACAAAATAATTATTTATTTTTTATTTATTTTTTATTTATTATTGTATAATAAATGGGTATAGGTAGAAAATCACGCAAATTAAAAGGTAAAAAAAGACAAACAGGGAGAAAAATAAGAAGAGGGACCCGACGTAGTCGATTAGGAAGAATGAGTCTGATGAAGGGGGGGTCTGCGGATGCGGCGGTCGAGGCGCTAGGTGGAGTTTCTACTGGATGTGATAGTATCAAAAAATTGATCGATGAATTAAATGGGAAAACCAAAAATCTATTTCAACAGCAGGCACAGGAAGCCAAGGAAAATAATGCTACATTAACAGCAGAAAACCGAGAATTAAGACAACAAATAGAAGCATTAACAAAAGCAAATGAGGATACACTGGAAAGATTAGCAACAGAACATTCAAAAGCAGTAGCAGAAGAAAGAGAAAAGGTTGCTACATTAACAGCAGACTTAACGAGAGCTCAAGCAAACGGCACAGCAAGCGCAGAAGAATTAGAACTTATCCGAGAACAACTAGCAGCAGCTCAAGTAGGATTAGAAAAAGAACAAAGCGAAAACGCAGTTGTGAGTAGTGAGCTTGAAGATGCAAGAACCAAAGCTGCAGATGCTGAAGCTGCTGCAGATAGAGCAGCTGCAGCAGTTACAAAAGCTAATCAAACTGCTGCAGCTCAAAAACAACAAGGTGAAGCTAAACTTCGACAAATAAGCGAGAAGTTCAAAGAGATTGATGCGGTAGTTGAAAAATTGAGAAAAAGTTGTATCGAGAATATTCAAGTAAGTTTAATAAATCTGATTGAAAACCTACGTGAAAAAAAATGTTTAGATCGGGATGAAGCAGCGAAGTTTCTAGCGCGGCCTGAATTGAAACGCCCTGATGAGGTTCAGGTAGACCCTCCTATTCCTGAACAGGGAGAATAACGCCAATTATGAGTAATAAAAAATTTCCTGAATAATATTAAGAGAGTGGGGTATTTAATCTTAAATTAAATTTTATATATTTCTTATTATAGATGAGAAAGAAATCTATTCATAAGGATAAAAAAAATCGTAAGAAAACATATCGTAAGAAAACAAATCATAAGGAAAAATATAGGAAATCTAACCTTAAGAAAACAAAACACAAGAAAACATATCTTAAAAATAAATATAGTCGTAAAAATAAACAGAGTGGGGGGATGGAATTCACCGACCCAGATGCAGACGTCGCGGAGCATGCTGAGGCGTCAGAGGCTGACGGCGAGATGCTGCTCGACGTCGAGAGGCTGCTCGAGGAGCTTTTTGAGAAGGAGCAGGCGCTGATTAAGTCCGCCGAGTTTGGTCAACAACTGTTGCAGAGGGCAGAGGACGCGGAGAGAGATAACGAAGAATTGAATACACTGAATTCTCAATTGGAGATGAGAGTCCATGAAGCAATTGCACAAGCACAAACCCTAATTGATGAATATAATGCTGATAATGAAGAGAGACAACAAGAACTACAAGAGAAGGAGGATGAACTAAATTTGAGAGAGAGTGGGATTGATGAGAAACTTAGTCAAATGGAGGCTAGAATTGAAGGATTTGAAGAAGAAAAACAAAGATTAATAGATGAATGTGAAGAAAAAGTATTGAGTAAAGAGAATACAATTTTAGGATTAGAAACTAAAATAGAAACTTTAGAAGGTAATTTAAGACTCAGCGGAGAATGGCAGGAACAAGTTAAAATATCACAAGAAGCTTTAAGGAAAAAGCGTGATGAATTACAAAACGCAGTAAAGGCATTAGAAGCTGCTTCAAGCCAGAACAAAAAATTAACAGCCGAAAATACAGAATTAAGCGCTGGTTCAGAGGCACTAAGTAAATGTCTAGAAGATATAAAATCGAAACTAGTAAATTTTAGTGTATATATTGAAAGTTCGAAATAAATTTGATTTTATTTTATTTAAACTTAAATTAAAAAAGTTTACTATAAAAAATGTCCCTAGAAGAAAAATACAAGAAAGAAGAATTACAAACGCATATTTACAATACACCCGATACATATGTTGGTGGTTGTGATTTAATTTGTGAAAAATTATTCGTTTACGATTCTTCATCCGATAAAATCGTAGAAAAAGAGATTGAATATATTCCAGCTTTATTTAATATTTACAACGAGATTTTAGTGAATGCTAAAGACCAATGTACAAGATTAAATGGTTTATATATGAAAGATAAGAGTGTAAATATAGTAAGTGAAATTAAAGTAGAGATTAACCCTGAAAAGGGTGAAATAAGTATTATGAATAATGGAGATGGTATTGATGTTGCCGAACATCCTAAAGAAAAGAAGAATGGAAAACCTATTTATATTCCTCAACTTATCTTTGGTGAATTATTAACATCAACAAATTACAATAAAAATGAACAAAAGGTAGTAGGAGGTAAAAATGGTTATGGGGCAAAGTTAACAAATATCTTTTCAAAATCATTTAAGTTAGAAACAGTTGATTTTCATCGTAAAAAGAAATATACTCAATTATTCAGAGGTAATATGAAAGTTATTCAAAATCCTAAAATAAGTGATTATTCGGGTAAACCATATACTAAGATTACATGGACAGCGGATTTCAAAAGATTTGGCATAGAAAATTATAGTGAAGATATGATAAATCTTATGGTGAGACGTGTTTATGATATTGCTGGTATTACAGAAAAGAATGTATCAGTATATTTAAACAAGAAAAAGTTAAGTGTAAAGAGTTTTTCAGATTATAGTAAGATGTATCTAAACGATGAAACATTAATTTATGATGAATTTACGGATAATAATATTCCTTGGAAGATAGGTGTAAGTATTTCAAATACAGATAGTTTTGAACAAGTATCCTTTGTAAATGGTATATCTACATCAAAAGGCGGGAAGCATGTTGATTTAATAAGTAAGATGTTAACATGTGGTCTAAAAAAACAATTGGTGAAGAAATGTAAACGAGATATTAATGAAACATATATCAAGAATTATTTACGAATTTTTGTAGATACATTAATTGTTAATCCGTCTTTTGATAGTCAGACAAAGGAAAGATTAATTACAACAGCATCTAAGTTTGGTTCAAAACCAGAAATTTCAGATAAATTTATTAAACAGATAATTGATAAAACTGATATTTTAGAACGTGTAGTTCAGTTTAGTGAATTTAAGATGAATAAACAAAATAAAAAGACAGATGGTCAAAAGAAGAACAAGATAAGAGATATTCCTAAACTAGATGATGCTAATTGGGCTGGAACTCGTAAATCAGATAAATGTATTTTAATTTTAACTGAGGGTGATTCAGCGAAATCAATGGCTATATCAGGATTATCTGTTGTAGGAAGAGATATTTATGGTGCTTTTCCTTTAAAGGGTAAGGTAATGAATGTAAGAGATGCTTCTGTAGATCAAATAATGAAAAATAGTGAAATTACAAATCTGAAAAAGATTCTGGGTTTAGTGAATGGAAAAGTATATACGGATACAAAGTCATTACGATATGGTAAAATTATGATTATGACAGATCAAGATCATGATGGTTCTCATATTAAGGGTTTAGTAATGAATGTCTTTCATCATATGTGGCCATCTTTATTAGAATTAGGTTTTATTACAAGTATGATAACTCCTATTGTAAAGGTATCTCTAAAGAAACAGTTAAAATCATTTTATACATTAACCGAATATCAGGATTGGTTAAATAAAACAAAGAATAGTAAATCATGGAAGACAAAATATTATAAGGGATTAGGGACATCTTCAGCAAGTGAAGCAAGGGAATATTTTAGTAATATGAAATTAAATAATTATATTTATACTCCTGATACAAATGATAAGATGAGTTTAGCATTTAGTAAAGATAAGAGCGACTCAAGGAAAGAATGGTTATATAATTTTGATGAAAATAGTATTCTTGATCATAACGAGACAGAAATTAGTATACCGGATTTTATAGATAGAGAATTAATTCATTTCTCAAATAGTGATACTCTTCGTAGTATTGGTTCATTATATGATGGATTAAAACCCAGTCAAAGAAAGATTTTATATTCTTGTTTTAAGAGAAAGTTATATAATGAAATTCGTGTGGCACAATTAGCCGGTTATGTAAGTGAAAACGCCGCTTATCACCATGGTGAAGCATCATTGCAAGGGGCTATTATTGGTATGGCACAAGATTTTGTAGGGTCAAATAATATTAATTTGTTGATGCCGAATGGTCAATTTGGAACAAGAATTATGGGAGGTCATGATTCAGCGAGTCCCAGGTATATTCATACAGAATTAAATAAGATAGTTGATTTAATTTATCCTTTGGTAGATTTTAAGTTGCTGGAATATAATGATGATGATGGTATCTTAGTTGAACCTAAATATTATGTTCCTATTTTACCGATGGTTTTAGTGAATGGAATGAATGGTATCGGGACTGGATTCAGTACAAGTATTCCGATGCATGATCCAATTGATATTATTAAGAATATGAAACGAAAAATCAATGGTTTATCTTATAGTAATATAAGTCCGTATTATAGAGACTTTGTAGGTAAGATAGTCAAAGTAGATAAAAATAATTATATCAGTAAGGGTAATTATGAAATCATAGATGAATGTAATTTAAGAATTACAGAGTTACCTATCGGAAAATGGACAGATGATTATAAGAAGTTTCTAGATGGTTTAATACCTGATACAGGAAAGAGTAAGAAATCATTAGAAAATGAAAAGGGTAAGAAAAAGAAACAACCACAGAAAACAATCATAGATTATGTAAATAATAGTAGTGATAAGGATGTAGATTTTACGATAACCTTTGAAAAAGGATTTTTAAATTCATTACAATGGGATGAAGATGAAAATATTGATGGTATTGAGAAATTCTTTAAACTAACAACAAGTAAAGGATTATCATATAATAATATTCATTTATATAATAGTAAGAATCAAATAAAGAAATATGATAATATACATAATATCTTTGATGAATTTTACAAAGTGAGATATCAATTATATGTAGATCGTAAAGAATATTTACTAAATGAATTAAATAATGAATTATCTATCTTAAAGAGTAAGATGAGGTTTATTACAGATGTAATGAATGAAAAGATACAAATTTATAAACGTAAGCGTGTAGATATTATTCAAGATTTACTTAATGAAGAATATCTTATGGTCCATGATGGTAGAATTATCGATTTCAAGAGTAATATGAAACCGGAAGAAGTAAAATATTATGATTATTTAATTAAAATGTCTATTTATTTATTTACAGAAGATGAAATCGAAAATCTAAAAGAAAAGATAAATAAACTGAATATAGAATATGATAATTTAAATAAGATGACAATTGAAGAAATATGGTTAAGTGAATTAGACAGTTTATTAGAATATTTAGATTAGATTAAATAATAAATTAAATTTATATATTATAGATATAATATGTCAACTTATGTTGTAGCTTCAGGAGGTAATTCAAATCCAAACCCAAACTATGCTGATCAAAGTGTCCCCGAAAGACTTAGATACAATCCTGATAGGGGATTAGATATAGATGGTGAAATTATAGGTTCTACGCCTCAGGGTGATTTATATGATTATGATTTAATGTCAAGACCAGGTGTAGGTGTTTCAGGTTCGGGTATAATTATCCCCTCAGAAATAGATAATGGTTTTCCTAGTGTAGATGATTATATTTCTAATCCAGATGGTACTAAAACATTAAAGAGTGCTTTAGCTGAAAATCAAAGTAATACTGCAGGTGATCCTTTTGATATGATGATTGATAGAGTCAATAATGGTAGAATGGGGGATATAAAAAATGTAGAAAATATAAATGTTCCGGAAAACACAGATATAATTATTAATAAAGATAATAGTGATTCATCTATTAAGGGTATACTGGAAGAGAATTCACTGAATAGTTTATTTTTTTCTGAGATGAATGTTAAGGTGATTCAAGATACATTAAGATATCGTGTTTATAAAAATACAGAACAGGTAATTTCAGAACAATCATCTAATGATTTATTTATTATTATGAGATCTATTATGTTACAATATGCTAATTTCAGAGTAGGTATAGAAAATATTGTTGATGAAATAAAACGATTAAATGAGAAAGTATTAGATTATGCGGTTTCAAATGTATCATCTAATGTAAAACAGCATCAGGGATATGTAGAAGATTTATCTAAATTACCTGTTCCGATGGACATGCCTGTATATCATAATAAGAGAAACTTCACATATGATATTTCTAATTTATTGTAATTATCTAATACAATTGTAAATATTTAAACATTCTATCTTATTATTTTTTATGAATATTCTTTTAGAAAAGAATAAACCCTTATTGATTTATGGTAATCCAGGTTCAGGAAAGACACATTTAGCATTAGAATTATTAAAAGATACAGTATTATTACATCTGGATAGTATAAATTTAAAAGATATCAAAGATATCAAAGATATTAAAAACTATATCTTGGATAGGATACAAAAAAGGAATATAACTTTAATGTTTCAGGAGCGTAAAGAAACACGTGGATTATTAATAGATGATTTACATACTTTTTATAAATATGATAAGATTAGTTTTAATGGTATTTTAGATTTTTTAAAAATGTATAAATATTATAATAATAAGATAATAATAACTTGCGATACGAGTTTTTTAAATAATAAATATTTGAAAAGAATTAACATGAAAAGGTTTCATTTAAAATATGAATATAATGAATACTATAAAATTTGTTTAGGAATAAGTAAAGAGAAAAAATATAAATATAGTTTAGATGAATTAGACAGTAAGATATATAAATCATATTATAATTTTCATAAATTTATGAGCGATTGTTCTGAATGTGTCTATAATGTTTCTATCCGTGATAATTTTGATGGTATAGAGGAAATTACAAACAAAATGTGTAAAAAAAGATACGATTTAAATGAAATATTTAGATATTGTAGTGGAGATGAAAAAATAATCTTATTAAATATGATGGAAAATATAAATGATAAAAATACCGAAGGTTATAAAAATATTTACAAGATATACGATTTTATAAATATTTTTAATAATAAATATATTTTTTTAAAAGAATATGAATTATTAAATATACCAATTTGTTATATAAATAAATATATGAATTATGATAATCATAAGATAATTTATAATAAATATACGAGTAGAAATATGATTACATTTAAGAATAATAAAATTTATGATGAATATTTATATTATTTAATAGATACTTATGTAAAACATGATAAATATAAAGATATTATAATAAATTATGAAAAAAATATTTTGAAATATCATATAGAAATGTATGAAAATGTTCATAATATTAAAGTGTTGTTTCAATAGTATTAGTCGATGATTTTATTTTAGGTTTAGTTAACACATGAGTTGTTTTTACTTCTCTGTTATTCATAATAAGATTCATCGCTTGTTCAATTTGATTATCATCTGATATTACTTGAGATAAATTGCTTCTAATATTTGTTTTATTTAATGGTTTTTTAGTAGTTCTTTCATTGCATCTAATTTTACCGACCTGTGTATTAATATCTTTAACATTATGATTAACCATAAAGGTAGTAATTTGTGGTTGTAAAATTTTATTTTTAAGATTTTTTAAATCTTTAATTTTACCTTCATATTTACTGATTTCTTCATCAATGGCTAACCATTGTTTTAGTTGTGATTTAAATTCTTTTAATTCGGCATCACTGATATCAAATTCATCATTATTCATTTTATTAACAATACTATAAATTTTTTAAATAGTTATTTAAAAATGATACTATAAATTTTTTAAATAGTTATTTAAAAATAATAAAATATTCATTTAAAAATAATAAAATATTCATTTATAAATGTCTCTTTTAAAAGATAAACCATTAAAAAAATGCCATACTGATAATCGTAAGATGATAGATGATATTCATGAAGATATGATAAAAAATATGAATGATAGAGAGTTAAATGAATATTATTTAGATAATGGTTTATTACTTGATAAGTATTACAATAATGATAATATTGAAACTGAAGAAATAAAAAATGGAATATTATCTTATTTTGGAGATAAAGGATGTATAAATACAAAGGAAAATAAACGGAAAGAAATAATAAATAATTATATGAGTAATATAGATGATAATATATTAAATTATAAGGGAGATATAAATAATGATATATGTAAAAATTGTAATAATAAATTATATTTATCTACTTTAACATCTGAATTATATTGTAATATTTGTGGTAAGTGTAGTGATATATTAGTGATAACCGATAAAGTATCGTATAGTGATCCCCAGAGTGAAATAACATATTATACTTATAAAAGAATAAATCATTTTAATGAATGGTTGGCTCAATTTCAAGCAAAAGAAAGAACAGATTTACCAAAAGAAATATTTGATAATATTTCAGATGAATTAAAAAAAAATAAGCATATTGCTTTGAAAAATTTAAAATATAACGACATTAGAGAAATCTTAAAAAAATTAAAATACAATAAATATTACGAACATATACCCCATATATTATCAATAGTAACAGGTAAAAATGCCCCGATACTTGATAGAAAAAGCGAAGAAATATTAAGATCTCTTTTTAAAGAAATACAAATACCATTTATGAATAATTGTCCTCCAAATCGTAAGAATTTTTTATCATATAGTTATGTTTTACATAAATTTTGTGAGCTTTTAGAATATGATCATCTATTAGAATATTTTTCATTATTAAAAAGTCGTGAAAAATTACACGCTCAAGACTTAATATGGGAAAAAATATGTAGAGATTTAAATTGGGAATTTATACCTAGTTTATAATAATATTATTATTTACCTATCATAAAAAACTACTCCTTTTCTTTTTGTTTGATTATTCCATATATTATGACAAGGATTACCTACTTTAGGATCCATACAATTTTCTCTAACGGGTTTAAATGAACCCCATAATGGAGATTGAGATTCTTTATTACATTGTTGAAAATAATTACCCATATTATTATTCACATTAAATGGATTACATGCTGTTCTATCATTATTTAATGATATTTCATTTGTAAATGAAAAATTATTAACGGTATTCATTATAGTAGGTATAAATAAAAAAAATATAATAATAGATACACAAATGAAATATATGGGAGGTAAATTTTTTTTATGTAAAGAAATTTCATCGGTAATGAAATCATTAGTAAAGCCTCAAGATGTTGATCTTTATATAGAACCTTTTTGTGGTGCATTAAATGTATTAAAAATTATGAATGAAGATTATAAATCTTTTGCTTCAGATTATCATCCAGATTTAATACAATTATGGAAAGAAGTTCAAGATGATACTTTTATACCTCCCAAAAGTGTAGATTTAGAATTTTATGAAGAATGTAAGAATTTTAAATCACCAAATTCTTTAAAAGCTTTTATAGGATTTAATATGAGTTTCGGTGGTAAATTTTATGCCGGATATGTTGATAAATATAAAAGAGATAAAGTTGAAAATTTTTTAGCTGAAGCAACTAATTCATTAAATAAAACGAAAGATAAAATAAAAGATGTAGAATTTCAATGTATATCTTATGATTCATTAAAACCCCAAAATAGTTTAATTTATTGTGATCCTCCTTATCAAAATACAAAATTCCCTATCAAATATAGAACTGATACAAAACATTATGATATTTTTGATAATGATAAGTTTTGGATAAAGATGAGAGAATGGTCAAAAAATAATTATGTATTTATTTCGGAAATATCGGCACCCGAAGATTTTATAGTTGTATGGGAAAAAGATGTACATAGATCTGCTTCTCAGTCATCAAAAACCCGATATAAAAATAGTAGTGAAAAGAATAAAATAGAAAAATTATATGTTCATAAAAGTGTTTATCAAAGATTAAATTTATAAATAATATAAATTCTTATAAAAAACTTACCTTAAAAGACATATTTCATACAGAAACCAATAAAACCATTTTAATATCAACCTAAATAATAAAACCTAATTAAATTAAATTTTACTAAGGGGACAACGTTACTATAGCTTGTTTTTATCATGTAGTATGAATTAATAGATTATCTATCCTAATTTAATTTTTCACCATTCATATTCGAAAATATATGGTTGTGACCACCATTTTAATAGGAATATTTTATATAAAAAACTATACTTTTCCTATTCACTATAAATTTTATATTTATTTTAATTTTCAAACGTAAATATTTTTTTATTTTATATATATAATGCTTGACGTGGATATAAAGAAAAAAGAACCTATATCTAAACAAGAATATGTTAAATTAAAAAATATATTAACTACATATACAGATACTGGTCCATTAAACGAATCGGATATGGAAAAAATATTTCAGGAATTATCTAATTATTTTTTTGTTGATAATGAACGTTCATTAATGGTAAAAGAAAAATGGGGTAATCAAAACTTAGTTAAATATAAAGAAAACTCTGATATTCTATCAGGTAAAACAACAGGTGAAAAAAATAGAATACCAGCTAATTCATTATTAATTATAAACCCAGAATGCAATCCTTTACTAGATGAAAATGGGAAATACACACTTAAATATAATAATAAATGTAAGTGTGATGCAGGGTACTCTGGATCTATGGCACAAAAAAAAGATAATCTTGCTAGTGCTAGTCAAGGTTATACTCATATTCAAAATTTAATAGATATTGGAGATAATTGGAAATCAAAAATAAAAAATCGTTTTCCATTATATTTAGACTACGATCGTTCTCCTGATAGTCTTATTAAAACTTTAAATTTACCTTTATTTGAAAATCTTAAATTTAGTGGGCGGGGTAGGTGGGACGAAAATGTAGGTATAAAGTTCGAATGTTCTGGAGAATCATCTGGCTACAATAAAAAGGCGATCAGTAGTGTTTTGCAGCTTTCGCCTTTTTTGGCATGGTTAGAAGAAAAACTATTCACCCTAAATTTAGATATTTATAAATATGGAGAAACAGAAGGTGAACCATACACAATCGAAAGGTTATTAGTTGAAGACTATGGTGAAGGTGTCAACTCTTATGAAGTAAAAAGGGGTAGCAACTTTTATAATTTACTAAAAAACTTCTGGACAAATAATCATCTAGTATTTGCAGACAAGACATATGAAGAAATGGAGGCTATTCATCAGAAAACAATAAATATGTTTAATAGCGCTGTCGGTGTCGCCGGTTTAACGTTGGGTATTTTAGGATTACCATTTATTAGTGTCCCCCTTTTAGCTACAGCTGCAGGAAAGGTTATAACTTCTGTAGCCGGCGTTATTCTAGGATTACCCGGTCCTTTAACAGATTTTACAAATATAGGTGATGGGGAATCTTGGGTAAAAAAATCTGCTAAAATTTTTAAAATCAGAATAGAAACATTAAAAAATATACCCATCGAAACAAGGGGTAGTCCAATTGATATGTATGAATTATTAAGATTAACATATTATTCTATAAATAAAAAGACTTTTAGAGCATTAATGAAATGCTCTGATACTAACCATGTAAATACACCGATACTAGCTCAGCGTGTAAATACACCGATACTAGCTCAGCGTGTAAATACACCGATACTAACCCAAACAGAAACACCAGTAGATGGTAGGATAGATTTAGGCGATAGAGATTCCTCAGAAAATCCCGACCCACGGACTGTCTCTGAAAATTCCGAAATAATTGGAGGCGGAAAATCTATATATTCTTTTAAAAGAAGAAAACGAAAAAAGAAAAAATCTAAAATGAAACGAAATAAAAATAAATCTAAAACTAAAAGAAGAAAACGTTCTAGGCGCCATTAGATGATTCATATTTTTCTACTTCACTTTTATAATCATCAATCATATATTTTTTACAAGGTGTAAATAATCTATTATTACTTTTATTATATTTTTTTATGAATTCTATTCTTTCTTCATTATCTAAATTTTTTTCATCTGCAATTTTATTTAATGTATAAATATTATTAATTATTAATAATTCTTCAAGGAAATCCATATTTAATCTTAACTAAGATTTTATTTTTAATATGATATAAATATTTAAATATCAAATTTATAGTGAATTGTTAATAATTTTTGATTATTGTTGAATACATCCTACGCCTTCATCTTCTTGAATAAATTCTTTTAAGACTTCATCCTTTTCTTTATAATAATAAGCTTCCACTAATTTACCATCATTCCGTTTCCTATCAAAATGAATTAATATTTTTTTAAGATATTCTTTTTGTTTTTCTCCTAATGTTTCGGGAAATATAATATTTAAATCTATTATTAAATTACCATAATCTTTATCGGAACCGTCGCCTAACGATTGATTATCGTGTTTAATAGGCATACCTTTATTAAATACCTGAAACATTTGATTGGGTTTTACTATTTGATCTATTTTAACATTTAAAGGTCCATCTAAATGATCTATGAAAATATCAATACCCGTTAAGGCTTCACAAATAGTAATATCTTCTTTAATATATAAATCATCACCTTTACGTTTATATCTAGGATGTTCTATTTCAACTATTTGAATTACTAAATCTTCTGTTAAATTTAATTCAGGAATATAATTACCACCATCTTTTACAATAATATTATCACCATTTTTACTACCTCGTTTAATATTAATTATATATTTTGTAGATTTATTGGTGAATGCTTCATCTTTTTTTACTTGATGATGAATACTAAATTCTTTTTGTGTTCCATGATATAAATCTTCTAATGAACACTCGAGATTATATTTCATAACTGGATTACTATTTAAAAAAGGTGAAGATGATAAATCCGAAAAAACAAATATATTACTATGCATATTTTCTCCTAGACCAGTAAAATCGACATTAAATAAACTCTGAAATAATTCTAAAGGATTTATTTGAGGAATATCGCCAGAAATACTATCGTATCCAAAGTTATCATACATTCTTCTTTTATCAGTATTCATTAAAATATCGTAAGCTTCTGATATTTCTCTGAATTTAGATTCAGAATCTGAAGAATGATTTTTATCAGGATGATATTGAAAAGCTAATTTTTTGTATGCTTTTTTTATATCATTTTCGTTACAGGATTTACCGATTCCTAATATTTTATAAAGATCTTTCATATTTGTAATAATATATGAAAAAACAATAATAAATAAAACGTATAATTAAAAAATACTTTAATTCATAATAGATGGTATTTTAATCTGATAATTCATGTTTCTTGATTAGTGCTTTATCTTTTATGAAAAATGGTTCATAAATATTTAAATGATCTGTATAATTTTCATCATGATTTCTTAACCATAACTTAATAATATTAAATTCTTTTTTAGGAATAATAGAAAAACCATTTAAATAATCTGTATTATTTTTATTTTTTGAAATATCTTCACTAAGAATATGATTTAATATAAAATCAAATTGTTCTTTTAAAACATTATTTGAAATTTTAAAAGAAACACAACAACCTTGTCTGTTATCAGGATCTTCCCATGTAGGAAATATATCTTCTCTCATTATAAAAAACATACTATTTTGTAAATGAATTTTATGAATCGTATCATTTAAAAACTTTATATCGTAAGCGTTTGTTATATCATAAATATTTTTATAACTATTATTTTTCCAATTAGTATCATTTATATTATGATACCATAAACACCAATTGGTATTTAATTGATAATTATTCATTATCCTCCCTATAATTATAGTAATTTCTTTAAATAAAATAAATAAATATATTATAATGAGTACATTAAATATAATATATTTTAAGATTCCATTAGTTTCTATAATTTATCTATTATTATTGATAGTAGTATCTCCATTTATAGATCATGCTTTTACATCACTTGATGAGGATAAAAAATTAAAAGAAAATAACTTTCAAATATTAGGTGAAATAATCTTACATGTAATTGTTATTGCTTTTGTTTGGTATATTATTAATCATTATGTTCCAAAATATATAGGTTCATTATTTAATATAAAGATAAAAGAAGCTACAAAATCCGCAATAGGTGTCGTATCATCAGTAGTATTAATAGGATTACAAAAGAATTTAATAGATAAATTAGAATATATAACATTAATACATCCATTTCGAATGAAAGATTTATATAGTTAATTCTATCTACAATTATTATAAATTACAGTAAAATAATTATCACATAATATTTCACCAATAATAGATTCATTTTCACATTCATAAAAATAATACCATTCTACAGGAATATATAATGATAATCCTTGTGTAAGATTTATTTTTTGACCATATTTTTTAATACTATCATTTGGTTTATTTATGATATCATGCTTATGTTTAGGATTAAATAAATATAATTTAGATTGTCCATATATTTGATTAATCAAACATAAATTATGTTTATTTTTAGTTAATATAATACTATTTAATCCTTTATATAAACTCATTAAATATCTTTTATATGTGTGTATTTGACTATAAAAGGGTTCATAGATAGTATCAAAGAGTTCTTTTAAATGTAATGATTCATATAAATCTTTATTTTTATAAAGATACATATTTTGTTCTTCAGTAAAAGATTTTAATGATAAATATCTATTATTATCATGAATAATTAAACCGGGATTATCTTCTGATAATTTCTCAAATGATAAATTATTATATTTTTCATATTTATTCACAAGATTATGAATTAATAATGGTTTTCTTTCTTTAAGATGTTCAAATATTTCTTCACTATTTGCACTTTGTAATTGTTCTAAGACAGCGTTACTATTTATATTATGAATTTCATAAATATGTTTGATCGTTAAAATGATAATTGTTAAAAATATCAGATAAAATATCATTAAAAGTATATAAAGAAATGTTATAATAATAGAATTATAATAACGTAATGGCTCTCACTGGATCTGTAA